CTGGCTTAATTGGTATAGGCATAATTTTTTATTCCTTTATCTAATTGGTAATCTATTTTTCCAACCATTTCCTTCATCAACATTTTTCTGATAGGTTTCTTCCCAAGAAAATTTATCGCACAAATCAGCTCCGCTATGAATTGCCATAGATGGGCTTGATGCTGGATTACCTGGGTCTACATAAGCAGGACCAGGAACATTATCAGGACCATGTAATTGTCCTTCTATATTTGCACCATCAGCTTCTCCACCCAAATCCATATATTCTTTTGGAACTTTTCTAGGATTTATTTTTTGTCTCCAATAGTCATTTTGTTTTGTTTCTTCTTCTATTTCCTCATATGGAACCAAAGAAACATTTGGAGATTGAGTTATTGATTGCTGTGGATAATATTGTGCAATTTTTTCAAACAACTTATCTGACTTTAAGTATTCGCCAGATTTATCCAATCTTGAACATATTTTTATAATTGTTTGAATTGATTTAGCATTCATGATTTTGAACCTTTAAAGACTATGACCCGATATCCCGTAGAATGCAGATCCTGGATACGATTCTTCAACGCCTTTAGGTTCTTTGTTTGAAGGATCGATAAAATCTAAATAATTTGTATCTTTTTTCTTTGGATTCAATTGCTGTTCAAAAGAAACGAAAGGATCAATATCTTTTGTTGCTTCTGATTTAGGGGCAATATCTTTTGGCGCATATATATTTGGTTTTGTATCAGGATCAGGGTAAGACAATAAAGTGTCTTTCAAGCCATACTCTTGGAATCCATCTTCATTTGGAGTTTTTTCAATCATCAAATGATTTATATAATCATTGAAATCTTCACCGTGAGTTAGGATGGGAGTTTTTCCAATTGGAACATAACTAAATTGATTTTCATCAAATTCATTTCGTTCTTCAGGATATTCTTTTGTCATCCTGTTTCTTCTTGCAATTTCATAGTCTTCTGCAATACGATTTATTGACTTATCTGAAATGGCAAAATGTAATCTTTCTGGCTTATCTGGATCTTTGTATTCTTCTCTTGGATATTTGAAATCTTTATTGTATTTATGACGATCTTCTAAGGATTGCTCCATAGTCATCATATGCTCTTTTTTTGGCTGATAATGATCTCGTATATATGCTGGACTATTTTTCATTAAGTCGCTTGCTGCATTTTCTAAAGATTTTTTGTAATTATGTAATTGAGCTCTAAATTTAGCTCTTAATCTTTCCTCAGGAGTAAGTTCGTAAGGAATTAATTCTTCATAATTTTTATGTTGTGGAGTCAATCTTGACTCTATATTGACATCTCTTGTATCAGGTTCAATATGGGTACGTCTTAACAATTTATCGAAGCTTGAATCTTCGTCTACGTATAAATTGATTTCATGTCCACCTCGGTTTCCACCACCACGACCGATAGGACTACCACCAGGCTGAAATGGAGCTCCATTCCCTCCACCGCCTACACCACCAAATTGAGCTGTTCTGATATTGTTAGACATAATGAATTGTTCTTATAAATAAAAATAATTACCTTTATCTTCTATTTAAATTGACCATTTTTGATCTTGGCAATCTAATCATAATTTTAGATGTTAAGCATTCAAATGCTACAGCAGCGACTGCATCACAAATATCATCTTTATATCCAGAAAGTGCCTCAATGTAATATCTTTTGCCTTTCCATTTTTTCTGCAAAAATAAAAATTGAATTTTTGCTTCTTGTATTTCATTTAAAGATATAAGCCTATTATCTAAATCTCTATATTCTCCACCAGGCAAATCATAAATATCAATTCGGTCATCACGGATTAATTGTGATAATTCAGTGTAAATTTTTTCCTTGTATTCTTTATTAAATTGGCGCTCTACAATTGGGACTCTTCTTGATTGCAATTTAATTAATGATGATTGAGAATTCCATTGATCAATAGAAACTTGCTTGAATTTGAATTTATGATGTAAATCGATTACATAATCTTCAACTTCGCTTTCTTTTACAGGTTGATTTTTAGTTTTAGGATTCCAAAAATGTACATGATCAATCACAACTCTTTTGAGTGGTTGAAAATCAGGCCCAATTTGACCATACATATTTTCAGTATGAGCAATTACAAGAGCGTAGTAGTCTGACGTTCTGGCAGGGTCTAAGTGGCAAAAATATTCAAAATGTCCCTCTGCCATTTCTTTTCTTTTGACCATAGACATTGAAGCGAACATTCTGTCTATATCTTCAGAATTAAACATAGGGTCAGAGGATGAAGCACCAAATTCAGCTCCATACTGCATCTGAAATTCTTGAGGATCTTTCTTCTTTTGCCCATCCAACCATTCTTTGTCAATGTTTGGATTTGTAAGCCAAGTAGGAAGTCTCATCACAAGAGTTGTTGGATCTTCTTGTCTATTTTCGTGAAGATCATATAACAACCCAAGAGGACCTTTAGGGTTGGAAAGAAGCATCATTTTGCCATCTTTACCAAATGTAGCAAGAGATGGCTTTAAGTCATCATAAAGAGCGTAGTCAACACCAGATTCAGGATTATCTCCAGCCATAGCAGCAACTTCGTCCATAATAATTGCCCAACAAGTTAAACCAACAAGACCTGAAGCATTACTACTACCACATCGCAATACCAAAGAACCCGCAAAAAGATTGATATTTTGCTCTTTTCTTCTTACATTCTCTTCTCTATCATGTTCTGTATAAAATCGCATTTCAAGCTCTGTATCTTTGCCAATATAAGGAGCAAAGAATGGAGAAGCTAGAACTGTTTGTTTGATTTTTGAGAAGATTGCTTTTTTAGCCTGTTCTTCATTACGAGCAACATTGAGAAGAACAACTTCATCAAATTCCATCAAGCCATATCTAGCTTGAGGGTGACCCATAGAAATCAATCTATATAATTCATAAAGAGCCATAGCAGACACAAGGAATGACTTACCCGAACGTCTGCCAAGCACTAAAACTAATTCTTCAAATTTATATCTTTTTTTGCATTTTTCTTGAACTTGCATCCTTAATTTTGGGTCAAATTCTTCGGAATAAAGTAAGTCGAATTCACTTTGAAAAGCATCAATTATTGGTCTTGCTTCTAATACCTCAACTTGTCTTTCAGCATCTGGGTTAGTTGCTTCATCTTTTGCAAATTTATATCTTTCATCTCTAACTTCATTTTTAAGACGCTTACATTGAAGACAAGGTGAATTGACGACATTGAAAATTGTTTTGAATTGTCTTTTTTCTGCACGGGCTTTTAAAAATTCATTTTCGTTCTTTTGGATATAATCCCAAACACATCCTTTGCAATCTTCTTGATTGTCAGATTCATTTATTACAAGGTTAGTATTGCCTTCTTGCCCCATATAAAAACATTTAAGTATAAGTTTTTGCCAAGGATAAGGTCTTAGATTACAAAAATATGGATGTTCAATAAATGTAATAATGTCTACAATTTGGTCAGGGTTAAATCTGTCTTTAGGAGGTTTGACTGGAGGTGCTACTTCTTGTCTTGTAGCAGGAGCAATTTCATCTACAAAATCTTCGGCATATTCCGTGCCTTTGAATAATTCTGTAACTGAATTTGCTTGCTGTAATAATTGACTTCGTAATTCGTTTGAAGATTTAACGACTGGAGTTGGCTTTCTCATTAATTATCTTGTTGGATCTTATTTCTCAAAGCTACAATTTCTTCTCTGATAATTCTTTTATCTGCTTCACTTTCCATTTTTTCGTGAAGATTAGCTAAAATTTCAAATATATTGATGTCAAAGATTCCACGATTATCTCTCGAGTCTTTGACATTGAGAATTTTAGAAATTAATTTCTCAACCATAGCTGCTCTTTTAAGTTTCATGTCATTATTTTTAGAGCAGTCAATGCCACGAACATCATCAAGTTCTACAAGTAAAGCAGTAAGGGCTAATTGATGTTCACGAAAAATCCATGGAGCGATAAGTTCTTCTCTTTGTTCGTAGTTCTTAAGACCAGAAGTTGAGATTTTTTTGAAATCACAGTGTTGTTCCATATGAGTATTAATTTGCATCCAGTTCATCTGTGCATCAAAATACTGATGGAAAAATCTAATTACCGATTGATTTTTTCTTCCACTGTCTAAATATACGTGTTCTACTAAATCTCTAAATGGTGAAGTACAAATCGCACATCTAGGTTCTATGAATTGAGGATAAGATATATCACTCATATTGTCAGGAGGAAGAGGCATTAATGGCTTATCGCCTTCTTTCAAATCCCTGAACATTCTCGATGGTTTCTTGGGTCCTTCATCAGGAACAATAAGAGCATCTACAGTTTCTTTTTTCGATTCCATTTCTTTAGTTATACAAGCAAAACAAGCCGCATAAATGCGGCTTGTTTCTTTCTGTTAGGATATAAATTAGTCTTTTAAGGCTCTTTTGAGTCTTTGATATGGAGAAACTGTATCTACAGCTTTTACCATAAATTCGTCAGCAAGACCAAAATCAACATAATTCCCGCCTATAAATTTATCACTGGATGAAGTTGCATTTGTCAAATCAACTTCAGCAGTTCCCTTCTTCATGGATACAACATATTTATTTTTAGAAGCTGTTTTAATTTGAGCTTCTTGAGATTGTGCTAAAAGAACATTGTTAAGAAGTGTTTCTTCAATAAAAGGCTTTAAAGATGCATGAAGATTTCCTCTTCCAGTTCTACTTTCTTTAGCAGCTTCAGTAATTCTTAACCAAAATCCAAGCCCTTTTTCGTCAGTTTTTACAATTGAATGAGGACCAGTGCAAAGTCTCTTGACAAATTCCTTCGCAGATAATTTGGTCAAAGATCTTTCAATAATAGGAGCGCAGTCAGAATATCTTGTTGGGACTACAGCAACTTCGATAGCAGTATTTTGTGCAACTTCTTCAGCACTATCAAATAATTTAGAAGCTACTCTGTTTGCAATGTCTAAATCAAAATTATCAGCTGCAAGTAATTCTACAACTTCGGACTTTTCAAAACCTTGATTTTTGTATTTTTGAGCTTGACTATTGGCAACAACGAAAACACCATCATTATGTGACTTTAATTCATTGCGCCAGTTGTAAATCATGTCATTTGTGTTATTTTCAGACACTTATCTTATCTCCCTTAGATTTTTTTGATCCCCACCAACAAAAGGACTTAAATAAATAAACCTCTAGACGTGCTTGAAAAGTCGTAGAGGTTTTTGTGGAACATATTAGTATAATACGAGAATTTCAAAAATATATTCCAAAGGTTAAATTAGTACATTTGTAAAATAAAAAATATATGTGGTACTCAAAAATTATCGAATCTGCAACAGCCTGGGACGTTTTATCTACTAAAGAAGTTTTGTGGGCTGGCTCTTTCTCTAGAACTTTCAAAGATTTTTCATTTTACGATCCAAATGAAAACCCTACTATGACTGCTATGCTCAAGTTTATAGGAGATATAGAAAAGGGCAGAACTGGTGATTCAATTATTGATAAATATCTTGAGAAAGCGAAAAATGACGGCAGTACTTTGTCTGACATTTCAATTTTTTCTTATAATTTATCAAAATTTATTGATAATGAAATGAAAAAACAAGGAAGTTCTGCTAATACAGATATGATGAAAGTATTAGACTTTCTTGGCAAACTCAATGAATATATAAAATCAAGAGGCGGAAATGGCATAGAACTTGGTGATAGAATTCCAGATATTGACAAAGTAAAATCATCTGTCAATAGCACTCTTGGTATGGGATTTACCACATTAAATTTACTCTTGAAAAAAGGCACGAGTATGAATGAGGCACTAGCTATGTTTATCATTCGTGGAGATGATGTTAACTTACTAGGATATCCTCTTTCTCAACAAAGAAACTTGCTTGTTTATCAACTTCTTGAAGCCAGACCAGAATTAGAATATTTTCAAAATCAAGAAAATGTTGTAAATTTAATTAGACGTGGAGAGGGAAAATTCTATTTTCCAAACATCAAAGAATACATTTTTTCAGGTATTACCGAAAGCAAAATTTTAGAAATTGTTTTTGAGTTATTATTGAAAGATTTTGATCAAGTAGATGTTGCAAGTATGCTTCACTATCTTCCAAACAAAACTCAAATTAACGTAGCTGTAAAAATCGATGAATACCCACAGTACGATAGATTTTGCCAAAATATAGCAGAAAAGTTATACTCAAGTATCGGTGAGTATGATTTTGATCAAGATGTTTTATTAATAAGAAAACTTAAATCTTTCAAAAAATTTATGGATCTTATTGATAGTAAAGGTGATCAATGCTCTCCTTTATTTATAATCAAGGGAATTGCAAAACCACAAGTTATTATAAATTATTTAGATAAAAATCCAGAAGATTATGAAAAATTTGATGTTAATTTATTAGACAGCCTTGGCAGTGAAATTAAAAACCAAATTCAACAAAAAGGCAAAGCTGCAAAAGCCAGAATTCAATCTGATGGTTTTGCTCTTTTAGAAAAAGCACAACAAGAAGGAGTTATAAAAATAATTAAAGCTTCTGACACTGCTTTTAATTATGCTTACGGAAAAGGACCAAAAAGAGACCCAGCACCACAAGGTATGTCTGAAAGCGAACAAAGACAAAAAGAAAAGTCTGATGAAATATTTTCAAAGTTCCAACAGTCATATGAAGATCGTATGCAACAAGAAGCTCCATTTGCTGGCGTAAGTACTGAAGATATAAGTAAATATGCTGATCAAATGGTGATTGTAGAATTTAGCACTTATAGCTTAAAGAATTTTATGCGAGAAAATAATGTGCCTAAATTAAAAATAGGTCCTGTAGATTTTACTGATGAGAAATGGGGTGGATTATTTGTACCTAAATTTCCAACAAAAGATATGGGTCCACGTCCAGCAATTATTATCAAAACAGATATATGGTCTCAATTAGCTTTTCATAGAAAATTAGCTGAAAATATTGGAATGGATGCTAATCATTATCTTGAAGCCACTAAAAGACACGAAGTAGCTCACGCATTACAGTATCTTCAATCTGGAGATTTGATGATGGAAGATTCTGTAGCTTTAAATCCAGAATTGACTCCTGAAGAAGCTTACATATCTGATCCTTCTGAACTATATGCAAGAATTCACGGAGATATACCTTATCTGGCTAGAATCTTTGATGCTCATATTGGAAAATTGATGGCAGATCCAAAAATCTATCAAGCTGCCAAAGAACAATGGATTCTAGATATCCAGGATGAAATGATTCACTTGATGTCAGGTGGAACAAATGCTAAAAGATTACTTGAAGATATGGAGACTGGTAGATTTGGAACTTACACCTCATCTACAGGACAAACAATTACATTAACTGATCCTCTTGAAGTAATTAATAAAAAATTACAGCGTCAAAGAAACAGATTGGAAATGATTTTTCACGAGACTTTTCAAATTCAAGGAAGACGTGATTATAGAAGAGGGTTGATTGGTAAGAAAAATCAATTAGCTCAACAAATTGAATCTACCCCTATTTATTCTTCTGAAAGAACCAAACTCGAAAAAGAATTAAAAGAAGTTGAAACAAATTTAGTTGAATCAGGGAGAATGCTTATCTTTGATGTGAAAGATGTATCTGAGGCTGTAGTTGAGGGATATTTAGCAGATTACTATAGCAAAATTGCGAAAGCTGTAGCAGATGGCTTACTTACAACAGATACAATTAATCCTCAAGGCGAAGATCAAAGAGTAGAAAATCAGCAATTACGTGAAGAAGCTAAAAAACAAGAACCACCAACAGCACAAGACATTAAACAACACGCAAGATTTCAAATTCAACAAACAGAGCCTATCCCGAGTGGCAGAAAGATTGACGTTATTATTCCAAGATATAAAGGTACTGGAAGACCACCTGGCAATTTTCCAGGCTTTGATGATGCAGAAAAAGATGATCAACAAGTTGATATTACTATAGAAAGAAAAGAAGACAAAATTGCTAGCGTTTTCAATTACAGAAAATTAATCAAATAAGAAATCTTCACCAAGAATTAGTTTCATTTGTTCAAGGGCTTTTGATAATCTTTTTGAAAAAGCCCCTTGAGTAATACCTAGAGTTTCAGCACATTCTTTTTGATCTAATCCATCGAAGAAATAGACTTGGATTACTTCCTTGCTTTTTTCACTCAATTGATCCATAGCTTGATGTATACAAATTACATTGTCAATCTTATTAAATGGATCTTCATATTCTTCAGGAAAATAATCATCATCTGAAATTTCTTCTTTTGGGAAATATTTATCAGCGGTATATCTGAATAAATTTATGTCTATTCTTGTTGATAAGAAATAAGAAAAATAAGATAACTTTGGATCATATTGGTCGATTAATTTCTTGAGAACAAATATAGAATCACTTAAAATATCTTCTCTATGCGAAGAAAGCCGAGATTCTTTTTGAACAATTCTTTTAACTGATGAAATAAAGAGAGGTTTATAGAATTCATATAATTCAAAAAGTGCTTCTTCATTTCCAGCTTTGTATTTATGTAAAAGCTGGTTGATCTCATCGTAATTATTCTCGGCCATACAGAGATTATACAGAGGTGAGTTTTGAAATTAGAATGGGAACTGAATGATTGACTGAACCATTTGAGCGTAAATCAATAATACTATCAACAAGCAAAGTAATCATTTTCGAGTATTGCGCTGGGCTGTACATATTATCTTTGCTCGATTGGATACGAATTCTTATGGGATTTTGAACTTTCACTGTGAAAGTAGGCTCTTTGTATTCATCACTTAAATACTTGCCCAGCAAATCCCGTAATTCAACTTTTTCTTGAACTTCAGTAAAGTGGTGATATTTCTTATTAGTCTCTGATATAACAAGCATAAAGTTTAATTGACTTAATAAGACAAGTAAGAATCCTTGCTCTCCCATAGAATCAATAAGAAGATCTATTTTTGTCAAGCAATAATCCAAATTCTTATTCATCAGTTGTTCGATAAATTCGAATATGTCGCATTCTTCATTGAAAGACGCATTTTGGATGTCACGCAGAAATATTTTGTCTGTGTAAGAAATTATCTTTTCTAATTCCTTGAAAAGAATATCAATGTCATAGCAGATAATTTCTTTCTTACTGCCTGATTGCTTAGACTTGATACGCAATACAGGGCAGACCTCAACAAGATGATTCAAAGTCTCACCATTGATGTTTGCGTTGTTTTTTAACACATAATTATTTATATGACGTTTGAGTGCATTGAAATCTCCGACAAGTGGATAACTACAATCAAAAATCAAGTTATTCTTCTTGGCTTTTGCTATAAGAGACAATCTTCCATCAAAACTATCATCTTCATACAAAATGACGTGATTGCTGCCTAATTTCTCACTCTTTTCTTGAATAAGCTTGATATCTTCATTAGAAATATTTGTATGAATATATACATTTTTATTATCAAAGAATTTAGAATAATTATTAATTATCTTTTCAACATTGTTATCAATAAGAAGAATAAGACCAGGGAATTCTTCCTTGATCTTATTCAATGCTAGAGTTGTTGATCCGTAATAAATTCTTGGAAACATATTAATCCATTGGGAAAAGAATGTGCTTAAAGTTTTCAGCTTCGAGCATCAATAAAATAAAATCATTATGCTTTATAAAATTAAGTTTTAATTTCTTGCTATCGAGCAAATCCAAAACTCTTATCAAATGAGAAGAAACATAAGATACAGATAAAATTTCATAATTTTCAACTTCAATGGTATCTACAACAGCATTTTTTTCATTACTTGTTGCTGATATCACGATCTTGTTGATGTCAAGAGTTAAGTTTATCATATGAGAATTTGTAATATTGGATACAAACTTAACACTCTTTACCAATGCATCTTTTTCTAAATCGAGTGAAAGAAAAAATTGATCACTGAAAAATTGATTGAAGTTTGAAAAGATCTTCTCGTAAGTATTTTTCTCAAGATTGCAAGATAATTCTCCACCATTCCAGGTCAAATAAATTTTGCTATTATAAAGAGAGAAAACGATGCCAGGTATTTTTTCAATATAATAAAGAACTACATCTGAAATTGTTTTGGAAATCAGATAAGATTGTTGTAATTCATATTTTTTACCAAACACGCTAATTCTATGCTTGTCTGAAGATTGAGTGTTTATTTTTCCATCTTCTATAAACCAAAGAATAGAAGTGTAAGGATGTTCATCAAAATCAGGTGCGCAAGAAAATGAAGTCATTTTTATACTGTGAACAAAATCATCTGCTGTAATATCTAGCGTTTCTAAATCTTGAGAAAAACTAACAATAAAATTATCAACAGGAACGGTAGCCAAAGATACTCTAGTTTTCTTGTTTCCAAAGATGAGTAAATTGTCGGCAGGGCTATAAATAAATTGAACTTCTTCTGTTGGAAAGTTATTTAAAGCATTGAAAAAAGAAGACACGTCTAAGCCAAATGTTCCATCTTCTGTAGGTTGAACATTTGTAAGTAAAAACTTTGAACAACAGAAATTGTTTTCTGTCTGTACGTAAAGCTTCCCATCAATTGAATGAAAAATAAGACTACTTGATGCAGCTTTATTTTCACGCATAGATAGCTTCGATTTTTCGATTTTATTAAGTAAGGCAAAACAAACGAGATGTTCTGCCTTATTCAACTTAAATTTCAATGCAGTTGTCCTTGAAATTGGATAAATACACCAGGAAGAACCATTCCAACTTCTTTCCAAATATTAGAAACAAATGTATCTTCATTTGCACAAGAAATCAACATATTATTTTCGTAATAATTCCAAGCGCTGTCAACTTGTCGAAGAACATCCATTTTGTTGATAATAAGCTTTGTAACACCATTCATTTGACAAGCAGTTATGACTTCTTGGATATTTAGCCAGTCGATTTGTCTTGGTCGTCCGGTTGTGGCTCCATACTCTTGACCAATTTCTCTGAGTTGTTCAAATCGCTCGTCATCTTTTTGGTATCCTTTAGCTCCAACATAGGTAGAATAACACTTGATAACCCCGACAACATCCCGTACTTGCTTATAATTGAAACCATTGTTTAATACTGCTCCTACTCCAGTGTTTGATGAAGTGACATAAGGATAATCACCAAAGTCAATATCAAGCCAATATCCTTGAGCACCTTCAGCTAAAAATTTCTTGGGTGAAGAATGAATAAGGCTGTGCATATCAACAAGATATGGTGCCAATTCTGGAACATCTTTAGCACGAAGACCTGTGCGACCAACTTTGTCTTTATAACAAGGGCCATTTCCAGTGCGAGTTGTTCCAATAGTTGTATCTTTGGAATCTTCGTCAATATGTTCTTGGGTAATTATGTGTGCGTTTTCTGCAATCTTTAAAAGCGATGTATTGAATCCAAGTCCTTCAAGATACGCAAGTTCGTCAAATAATTTTTGCGTATTGATAACACAACCATTACCAATGACACTAGGAATGCCATGCAGAACGCCACAAGGAACAAGATGCGTAACAATTTTCTCTCCATTGATGTAAATTGTATGACCAGCATTTCCTCCACCGTTAAAACGGACAACGTAGTCATATTCACCTGATGCAGCCATTTGATTGGCTATTTTGCCCTTGCCTTCATCACCATACTGCATACCGATAACTACATCAACAATTGAAGTTTCCATATGCACATTCTACTTCATTGTAGAGATGCAAGCAAGTTATAATTCTATGTCTTTTTCTTCGTCAAAAAACTCTCTATCATCAATACCATTTACAACAACATCAACGTGTGTATCTGGGAATTTTTGTCGAACTTTTTCCATTGCTTCTTCTTTGCTGTAATCTTCAAGGGTCAAATTTGAAGTGAAAACTACATCGTGAGAAATTTCTTCGGCATCTTCTTCCTCACCATATAAATTTTCTAATCCAGGGATAGAAAGCTGATCTGTTAAGAGTTTGCCCTCTTTGTCAGAACCTTTTGATAATGATTTTAATGATAAAGGATCTAAAAAGAAAAATTTCCATACTCCACTTTCAGGAAATAAAATAATTTGAGGATAAATTGCAAAATGTCTTCTTGTTCCTTTGGATCTTTCAACAAGTTGTTCCATAGGATCTTTTGATGGATCTACAGTGAACTTTTCATCTCCAAGAACCTCTACAATATCTCTGCCTTGTTTTCTTGCTTTAGTTAATGCAAAATCAGAATATGTCTCTGGATTTCTATACACAGTATCAAAGTCTAAATCTGATTGATCTATTGCAACTTTGGTAAATTTGTCAGCAAGTTTGAAGCATCCTAAATTGTCTAGGATAGAAGCAGTGCGAAGAAAATTTATCATAACTTACTTTTTGGCACTTTATGAGTAGCATCCTTCTTCTCATCATCTTTGAATTGAGTATAAACTTCAGATGCTTTTTTTCTAATTCTTGTAAGTGCATTGTCAACACATTTGGCTGGAACACTTAGTGTTTGTGAAATTTCTTTATATGAAGAATTGTGGCCATACTCAACAAATATATCTGCCTCTAATGGCGTAAGCTTGTCCATCAATAGTTCTGAGTTTAATTCTAGTTCTTCTCTAACAATAAGATCTTCTACTAAATTTACTTCTGGAGATTCATCATAAGGATTTTTCTTATCAGGGATATAGTCTCCCAAAGAATGGAAATTACCATCGTCATTTAAAATAAAAGGAGCGTCAAGCGAAATAGAATCATTCAAAGCTGAATTCTTCATTCTTTTCGCTGACGCTATAGCTGTTGCAAGATGTCTTTTACAAACTAAATTTACGCAAAAGTTCTTAAATGTTGTATCTTTAGTACAATCGTAGGAATTTACCGCTTTAAATACACCTAATCTCAATTCTTGCATTACATCTTCTCTGTCTCCACCGACTATGAAAAAGTGTGGTGCAATCTTTTTGAGATCTGGTTCTACCATCTTGAGCAGTTTTTTAAAGGCTGCTTCATTACCTGCTTTTGCTCTATTGACTATTCTTACTATTCTGAAATCTTCGGTTGCCATCAAAACTCCCGAAGGCATAATTCATTATAAAAACTTCTTTTTACGCCTTTTCCCTATTTGCGTACTTTTCTATAATTTTGAGGATACCTGTAGTTGCAACAATATCCTCAGAGACAGTTTGCCTTATATCTTTTGAAATGTTATACAATTGTTCTGCGATATCTATAAGCAACAAAGTATCAACAGACTTGGCTATTTCTTCTATATCAGGGACTCTTTCACCCTTTTTTGTCTTTATTACAACATATCTGAATGCTGTTATGAAGATTTGAGATGTTTCAAGTAATAAATTACCTAAGTTTCTTCCCTCTGCATTGGAAGCTTGAATTATTCTAAAAGCATTGGCAAAATCTTCATTGATAACACAAAAAGAAAGATCAATTGCTAATTGTTTTGGTGATCTATCAAGCAACTCTCTAATGTTTTCTTCTGATATATCACTCATAGAAGCTTGTTCAAGAATAGAAAGAGCAGTTCTAGCACTTCCTTCAGCATCAGTTGCAATAAGATTCAAGGCTTCTTCGTCATAAACAAGATTTTCTTTCTCACAAACTTCTTCTAATAATTGAACAAGATTTTGCTTGGTCAATTTCTTCATAAGAAAAGTCTGACAACGAGTATGTATTGCACGAAGAATTTTATGTGGGTCAGTTGTGCAAAAGAAAAACTTTACATACGCTGGTGGTTCTTCAGTAAGCTTAATTAGAGATGTTTGCGCTTGAGTGGTAAGCATTTGAGCTTCATCAAGAATAAAAATCTTGTACTTACCCAAAGTTGGAGCAAGACGAGATAGTTGAACTACATTTTCTCGAATATGATCAACACCATTATTTACAGCGCAATTAATTTCATAAACATCAGGATGCTCATCACTCAACACCATATCCTTCAAATCATCTTGATCGTCATTACAAAGAAGATGAGCTGAAGCAACACGGGCAAGAGTTGTCTTACCAGTGCCAGGAGGACCAGCTAAGATGTAAGCATGAGTAGTCCTTTTATTCTGAATCTGTGTTTCAAGAATTTCAGCAGATTTACTACCCTTGATATCCTTAAATGTTCTAGGGCGATATTTATTGTAATAGCTTTGACTAATCATCATCTTCCATTGGTAAAATTAAAGGTAAAGCGTGAGTGCCATCCAACAATGAAGGCAATCCATCTTTCAATATCCAGTATGGACCATATCCGGCTCTAACAAAGTATTCTGTAATAAAGCCAAAATCCTGTACATCGAATGAACGAATTTTACCATCTTGTGAAGGACTTATAGAGTACAAGCAACGGAAAATAATCCATTCTTTTTTTGACTGCTCTAATTCTTCCCAGAGATCAGACCAGACTCCAAGGCAATAAACTTTACCATTGCCAAGAGATTGTAAAATTCCCCTAGCCCAAGATTGAGTTAACCCCGACATAATATATGGCGGGGCATTCTTTCCTTTATATCCATCCATTTCAACAAAGTGAACTAAATCTAAGTTTACATATCCTATAAATGGATAATATTTAGAAATAAGTTTTTCTGCAATTTCTTTGCATTCAATAGATTCAATAAATTCTGGATCACTCATAATGATAACTGAGTAACTGCTACAACTTGACCACTCTCATCACGAATTGCTGTTGGACCTGTATCTACACTAAATACATCTTCACGATCAAATGGAATGAACTCCATTGATACTCTGTTGACTATGTAATAAACACCATCTTCAGGATCAGGAAGATTTACAATCTTTTCAAAATGAGTTTCAGCAACAGGAACGCTTGCAACTTTACCAATAATTCTTTGTTTAGTTTGAACAAAGCAAGGATTTTCTGCCCTTGGTAAAGTTCCATATCCTGAAATTGTAATATCGTGTCCAATTAAGTTCACAAATTTTTTAAATTCTGGATACATCATAAATCTATCCCTGCTACACCTTCATTGCGCTTTGGCTGACAAACAAAGGCTGACTGATCTCCATTAGCTCTCAAATCATTTATAAGAACTCTAGACCCACCGCCAATGCCCATTACTAATTGATCATAAACAATACCAGCATAAGAAAGCTGCTTGACTGTTACATCTCGCAAGCTTTCTTTACGTCCAGTAGTAAGAATGATCTTATAGCCTTTGCTATCCCATTCACGAACCTTGTCTACGGTTCCGTGAATAATTTTAGGTTGATATCCAGGTTTGGCAATTTCAGTAGGATCACCTTGTTCCCAAAGTGTTCCATCTAAATCACAAAAAATAGTGTAATTCTTTGTGGCTTGGTCAATGTTATGTTCCATTACTTACCTGTACTACCCAATCCACCCTTGCGGGATGTCTTGTCAGTTGAAGTAAATTCTTCAACTTCTACAAGTTCGTGATCTGCCAACTTTGCTACAACCATTTGAGCAATTCGATCACCATGCTTGATTGAAAATGGAATCTTGTTGTGGTTAATAAGAATAACCTTAAGTTCAAAATCTTCTCCATCGCCACAATAATCACTGTCAATAGTGCCTGGAGTATTGAGAACTGTGACGCCAAATTTTGCAGCTAAACCGGAACGAGGGCGAATTTGGATCTCGTACCCATTTGGAATATTTACATTCAAGCCAGTAGGAACAATCAAAGTTGAATGTGGAGCAATAAGAGTTTGCTCATCATAAGATTCCTTAAGCCAAGCACAAAGATCATACCCAGCAGCACTCTCAGTTGCCTTCTTGGGAATTACTGCGCTCTCACGAAAAGCTTTAATTTCAACTGTTGCCTTAGCAACAGTAGGCATATTTACTGTAACTTGTCCACTACCTGATGCAGCCATATTAAATTCCTTCCTCATTCTTAATCATATCGGCAGTAATCTCTTCATCATCTGGATTGAAGATAAGAGATAATGGATGTTCACGATTCTTGAGAGCAATCGAAAAATTGATAAGTTCTCTACCTTCCAAATAACGATCCATTTTGGTCAATTCTTTGATATCATCCAACGATAAAACAGCAGCATAAACTCTTTCAGACTTTACATCTTGAAGTTGAAGCCAAATAAATTGAACAATTGTAGGCTCATCTTCAGTGCCTTCATCTTCTTTCAATACTGCATCTAAAATTTTTACTTCTCTAACTACTGATTTTG